GTCCTCGTCAACAACGCTGGTATCACCCGTGACGGGCTGATGATGCGTATGACCGAAGAGCAGTGGGACCTCGTCATCAACGTCAACCTCAAGAGCGCCTTCAACCTCATCCACGCTGTCACCCCCATCATGGTCAAGCAGCGTAGCGGTAGCATCATCAACATGGCTAGCGTCGTCGGTGTATCTGGCAACGCAGGTCAGACGAACTACTCCGCTTCTAAGGCTGGTATGATCGGTCTGGCGAAGAGCATAGCTAAGGAGCTCGGCGCTCGCGGTGTCCGTGCCAATGCTATCGCTCCAGGCTTCATCATCACCGACATGACGGGTGCACTCTCTGAAGAAGTTCGCAAGCAGTGGGAAGTACAGATCCCCCTCCGTCGTGGCGGTACGCCTGAGGACGTAGCTAACGTAGCTACCTTCCTCGCGAGCGACCTCTCCAGCTACGTCTCCGGTCAGACGATCCACGTCTGCGGTGGGATGAATATGTAGTCCACGAGCGGACAGAATCCCATAGCCTTCGCCTGACGAAGGCATATAAAGCATAAGGCTTGGCTCCACATCAGTGGGGCCAAGCCTTAGCTTTTATAGTAGAGTCGGTGCGCCTTCTGTGACTAATAGCGGCGCAGCGCACGACGGGGCTCAGGGCGCTTCATCTCCGGCTCATCCAGAGCGAAGTCCAGCTGACGTCGTGCCAGATCGGCCTGCGCCACGACGACCTCGACACGCTGACCGAGGGTGAACGTGCGACCCGTATGGCGCCCGACGAGACGGAAATTCGCCTCATCATAGACGTAGTAGTCGTCGGAGAGGTCACGTGCAGGTACCAGCCCTTCGCACTTATTCTCCTCCAGCTCGACGTAGAAGCCCCAGTCAGCCAGCCCTGTGATGACGCCCGTGAAGGCCTCACCCAAGCGGGGGATCATGTACTCGACCTGCTTGTACTTGATCGAGGCGCGCTCGGCATTGGCTGCCACACTCTCCATCTCGGAGGCATGGTCACACTGATCCTCCAGCGCAGCGGCATCTGCCGAGGGCTTACCCTCGATGAGGTAGCGTGTGAGGAGGCGATGCACCATCAAGTCAGGGTAGCGACGAATAGGTGAGGTGAAGTGCGTATAGCTATCGAAGCCAAGGCCATAGTGACCGATATGCGTCGTGGTGTAGCGTGCCTTAGCCATCGAGCGGATAGCGAGCATCGTCAGCATATCCTCCTCAGGCTTACCCTTGATATCAGCAAGCAGCGCATTGAGGCTCTTAGCGATGACGGAGCTTCCGCCCTCGATCTTGAGCTTGTAGCCGAAGCGACGCACGTAGTCAGCCAGAGAGCGGAGCTTCTCCTCATCTGGCGCTTCGTGGATACGGTAGACGAAGGCAGGCTTACCGCCACGGCCCAGGCGAAGGGCAGGGCTGATATCCTTGCGAGCGGGCTCGGCTATACGCTCGGCGACCGTGCGGTTCGCCAGCAGCATAAATTCCTCGATGAGCTGGTGGGCGGGCTTGCTCTCCTTGATATATACAGAGAGGGGCTTGCCGTCTTCGTCCAGCTCAAAGCGGACTTCGGGGCGGTCAAAGGCGATACTCCCCACCTCGAAGCGGCGCGCACGGAGCTTCTGCGCCAGGCGGTGAAGCGTCAGGATAGCCTCTGCATGGTCACCCTTCCCCGTCTCGATGATCTCCTGCGCCTCCTCATAGGTGAAGCGGCGCTGGCTACGGATGACGGTGCGAGCGATGCGTGCTGAGCGGAGCTGTGCGTCTTCGTCGAGCGAGAAGATACAGCTGTAGGCATACTTATCCTCGTCGGGGCGAAGCGAGCAGAGGAAGTTGCTCAAGCGCTCAGGGAGCATAGGTATCGTGCGGTCCACGAGGTAGACACTGGTGGCACGCTTGTAGGCCTCATCATCGATGATACTACCAGGCTGGACGTAGGGGCTGACATCGGCGATATGCACCCCGACTTCATAGCCCCCTTCAGGAAGCGTGCGGAAGGAGAGCGCATCGTCGAAGTCCTTCGCATCACGCGGGTCGATGGTGCAGGTCAGCACCCCACGGAAGTCCTCACGCTGTGCGAGCTCCTCTTCGGTGATCTCGGCAGAGAGTGCTTCAGCAGCCTTCTCTACGGCCTCGGGATAGCTATAGGGGAGGCCGAACTCAGCGAGGATGGCATGCATCTCCGTGGAGTTGTCGCCGGCCTTACCGAGGATATCAACGACTTCCCCGCGAGGGTTCTTGCTCTTGCGATCCCAGTCGGTGATGCGTACGACGACCTTATCATGGCCCGTCGCACCCATAGTCTTATCCTCGGGGATGAAGACATCCTGGCGTAGCTCTCTATTGAGCGAGACGAAGAAGGCATAGCCACGAGAGATCTGCAGACGCCCTACATAGGTCGCCTCACGGCGCTCGAGGATCTCGACGACCTGCACACGCTTGTACTCCCCACGGCGGGTACGCACGAAGGACACGGCGACACGGTCGCCATGCAGGGCATTGGCGAGCGCACGATCAGAGAGGGGGAGGGTATCGATCTCGGGGTCATCGGGGATGAAGGAGGCACGGCCTGCACGATAGTCAAAGCGCCCTTCGAGACGCTCCTTCGAGAGGCCACCACGGACGAAGCGTCCGGGCTCCAGCTCCTGGATCTCGCCACCTTCGGCCATCGAGACGAGCGTCTGGTAGATGGCGCGCTTCTGCCCCATATTCGTCTTACCGAAGGCATGGCAGACCTGCTTGTAGGTCAGTACACGCCCATCATTCTGCTCAAATACCAGGCGTGCGATGCGGAGGATATCCCGCTTACTTATGGATTGCCCTTTGTCTGTGCCTTGCTTGGAGGGTTTCCCCTTCTTGGCAGAGATGGGCTTATTCTTTTTACTCATCATTCAATTCTTTATGGATAATAGGCCACTCTCCTACGGCAGGTATCGCGGAGGATACCCGCCGAAGGAAGGCGGCCAAGGGGGAGGTAAGTGATGTGTAGCTGTCTGATGAGTAGTGGGCGGAGCCCAAGAGGGGGCGTGCCTACGCCTCAGTGGGGATGACGAGCTTGTATCCCTTACCGTGGACGTTCTTGATCTCGACGCGAGGATCAGCATCGAGCATGCGACGAAGCTTCGTCACATAGACGTCCATACTACGCTGGCTGAAGGAGTTCTCATGCCCGCCAGTAGGCTCGGTGAGCCCCCAGATGACGTTGAGCGCATGGCTACGCTCGAGCGTCTGATTGGCGAAGAGACAGAGCAGCGAGAGCAGCTCGCACTCCTTGGTCGTCAGGCGACGTGACGTCTCGCCGAGGGAGAGCGTCTGAGTCGTCGTATTGAAGATATAGCGCCCGAGCTGGTACACGCGCTGGGGCTCCTTCTCGCCCTCGTGCTTGATCGTGCGGCGCAGGATCGCCTCGATACGCAGGAGGAGCTCCTCCATGCTGAAGGGCTTGGTGATGTAGTCGTCAGCCCCAGAGCGGAAGCCCTCGAGGATGTTCTCACGCATACCGAGGGCGGTGAGGAAGATGATGGGTACGTCGGCCGAGAGGCTACGAATGTCCTTTGCCAGGGTGAGACCATCACGCTTGGGCATCATGATATCCAGGAGACAAAGGTCGTACTTAGCGCTCTTGAAGGCTTCCCATCCCTGGTCACCATCAGTACAGAGCGTGACGGCGAACTTCTTACTCTGCAGGAGCTCCTGAAGGATGGTCCCGAGGTTCTCTTCATCCTCACAGAGGAGGATCTTTAATGGTTCGTCCATAGTCTTTAATCTATTAGCTGTCGTAGTTTTTAATCTATATACTGTATAGGTAGGTAACGCAAACCGCTTGGTAGCACTACTCCGGCTCAGAGGCCGGTAGGCGAATGATCATCTTAGTCCCCACACCCAGCTCACTCTCGGCGATGATCGTACCGCCACACTGGTTGATGACGGAGGTCACGTACGCCAGACCCAGGCCGAAGCCTCGCACGTCGTGGCGCTTGCCGGAGGTGACGCGGTAGAAGCGGTCGAAGATACGCTTCAGCTCGCGCTTCTCCATCCCGATCCCATTATCCTCGATGGTGATACGGATCTTGCCGTCTTCGTCAGCAGTACGGATCGCCAGGTGCAGGGGCACATCGGGGCGGCTGTACTTGACCGCGTTGTCGAGGAGGTTGAAGAAGACGTTGGAGAGGTGAATTTGATTTCCCTGCACCCACGTATTCAGGGCATCCAGGTCCAGCTCCAAGTCTCCGCCACGCTGCTGGGCGTGGAAGGTATAAATCTCCGCTACGGGCAGGAGCAGCTCATTGACGTCCAAGGGCTCCAGCGAGAAGCGCCCTGAAGCTCCGTCCAGCAGCGAGAACTGCAGCACCTTGTCGATGAGGAACTTCATACGCTGCGCCTCCAGCCCGATGATATCCAGTGCACTCTGAGCTCGCGGCGTGAGGTCGCCCCGCTCGGCAAGTGACTGCCCCAGCGACTGACTGGAGAGGAGGATGGTACTCACAGGCGTCTTCAGCTCATGCGTCATATTGTTGATGAAGCTCGTGCGCTGCGAGGAGAAGCTCATGTGCTTGAGAAGGACCCCGAGGGCGGAGAAGCCGAGGACAAGCACGATGATTGTGGAGATGAAGCTGGGCAATGCCAGCCGAAGCACCTCCGACTTCGTGGGGGTGACGTCAAGCGTGACCTTCATATACGGGCGGTCCAGCTCAGAGCCATCAGTCGGCACGAAGAGATACTGCACCACCGTATTGCGCTCTTCCCATCGCTTGGCATTGACCATCGCTGGGGGGATGTACTCATAGAGCGTACGTCCCTGGTAGTCATGTAGCGACATCATGTAGGGCCCGCAGAGATCCTTGTTGTCCAGATGCTCACGGATGAGGCTCTTCAAGAGACGCACATTCACCATCTGCGGGATGCTATCCTTGTTGTAGCTATCATATAGATACTTCAGGATGTAGCGGTCCAGCGCATGGACGTTGGCGAAGTAGGCGTGTACAAGGCGGTCGGACGGACGGTAGTCGACACGACTCGTATTCCCCTTGTGTGGCATCTTCAGGTAGATGTTCTCTCGATCCAGAGCCCGCTGGACGATCTGGGTATCGAGCTTGGTGCGCGTCCAGATATCGAACGAAGCGACAGAGGTCGGTAGGAACTCGCTGTCCTCAAAGCGGTCATTCTTGCGATTGAGCCCCTTATTGAGGTAGCGTATCAGCTCACGCACCTGCAGCTCTTCTGCCACCTCGCCCATCGCTTCCTTCATCTGATTGCGAATCCCCTCGGTGCGCAGCTCAAGCACGCGACCATAGTATTCGTATTGCACCCATGAGAGGAGTCCATAGGCCGAGACAAGGGCCATGACGATGATCCAGATGACTCGTTTTCTCATGAACGATGCGGTAGCTATTGGGAGTGACGACTAAAGAGACGCATTACTGTTATTATATGCAAAGATAAGCATTTCTGCCCTTCGCACCGTTAATTCCTTGTCAAAGCGTCAAAGACACCCCCTTTCTTCCTCACTCACACAGCGATAAGGTAAAGATATGTCACCTTGAAATTCGCTTACGAAGCAGCATCCTACCGACGCTACACCACGCGGTCTCCACCCGCCACTACCCTGAGGATGCGAAGCCGATACATCGCCTTTAGCACAGCACTTGCGCCCGAGCCTGTTGCCGCGAGTCCTGCCCGCTATTTAGTGTACTAAGGCATCGCACGCCCAACTCTCCGATATACCTCTCCGAAGTAACCGAGCAAGCCCTTCGCCTTATCGCAAGTATTCCTCTCATCCAGCGGAAGGAAAAGCATCGCTCTCGCGAAGAAAAAAGCACCTTCACGTAGTGGTTTTCCTCTGTCTACGTACGTAGTCTTAATGACCAGGCACGAAAACCCTAAAGTCTACGTACGTAGATATTAGAGCCACGTACGTAGCCCAAACTTATCTACCACTCGTCCGCAACTTTTATTCCTATGCGGAGCAACGGCTACAATAGTCGTTTGACTCCAGACCAGTAGTTGTCTGCACACCGACCTCCCGAGCTTCGTCTACAAGCCACTATAATCAGGAAGCCACATATCACCAAGGCGGCAGCGAGAGGACAGCAGTATTCGGCGAGAAATCCCTATATAATCCGCAAAACGAAGCGTGCGGCACATCGCAAACGAAGCGTACAACCACACACCCCGCTGAGAAGAAACGAAGCGTTACATTTTCGGGGAATATACCAAGGGCGTTCGGCAACCATCCGAACGCCCTTCTTGCATCAGTCAAATAGGGTCGGCTCTTCCTCCTTGACATAGTTGCACACCATCCATTCCTCCTGCTTGCGTCGGGAGGTCTTAGAGGCTGATATCGTACGCTCGATACGGTGAATGTGCCACCCGTGTTTAATGGCATAGTGCTCAATGTTGTCATCGGGGAACATGGTTAGCATAAACTTGCCCTTGACCTCTGCAAGGAGGTCAAGGAGAGCCAGCAGGTGGCTCTCGCCGAACACGCCCTCGTAATGCCCGCAGTCACTCCCCACATAGGGAGGATCAACGAAGTGAAAGGTATCGGGTGTATCATAGCATCGGATTACCTCGAGTGCATCCCTATTCTCAATGGTAACATTATCCAGACGGCGAGCGAGATGCTCACCGAACTCCTCCTTAGCGTTGCGGAGCTTTTTGGGCATCCCTCCGCCGAAGTCGTAGCCAAAGGTCCCATCGAGCATGCTGGCAAAGCTCATCTTAGAGAGCGCCCAGACGGCCCAGGCTCGATCCATACGAGTGAAGAACTGCGGGTACTCCAAGATGTGGGCTGCGTGTGCGTGGATATCCCTCGAGTGTACTGTGACATCGACACGTGCCTTCAGGAGGTCATACTCCGTCTTGAGCATCTCGTAGAAGTTGGTCATCTGCTGGTTGAGGTCGTTGATCACCTCACCGTCAGAAGGGTCTTTAGCGAAGAAGACGGCCGCGCCACCACAGAAGGACTCTGTATAGAGGGTGTGCGAAGGGATTAGTGGCAGGATATGCTTGAGCATCGTCTGCTTACCTCCATAATAGGTAATAGGGGTTCTCATTTAGGATAAATCGTTGTATTTTTGCGGTCTCTCACCCACACTACATAAGCAATGCGCTGACACGAAAGGAAAGGCATTAAGCCCTCGACCTTTGCGTGTCAGCGCATATTTGTAAGTGTGAGGTGAGAGTCCACTTACGAAGGTCGGGGGCTTTCTTATACCCCGACCAGGGAAGAAGTTACTTGTAGTTGAATTGGCTCTTGCCGAAGAGGCGAACAGCCTTGTAGTAGAGGTAGGAGAGGACGATGAACCACGTCTGTGATCCCGCCTTGCGACCCTTGAAATAGTCGATAGACCGCCCTACCATATCCTGAAAGAGGACGAAGTCCGCTCGCTGTCTATCCTGCTCCGTCCCCCCAATGTTGTAGCGAACATCGTGCTGAACGCACTCCTTCTGGAAGAACTCGTAGTGCGGAGGCTTAAGCCAGCGAAGAAAGCCTGAGCAGGCTCCGCATCCGTTAACCTTGTTATCTGTGGCCATAGTCTATTAGCTGAACTCCGCAGAGAACGCGGAGGTGAATATGCGTATTGAAAGCGGCGATATTTCGCCAGCGGTAGCAGGCTCCAGGCGATGCGTGAGGGCGTATCGCTCCATCGTGCGGTCGTAGGTCTTTTGCGGGACTGAATATACAGCCCCCACCTTTTGAGGTCCAGTCATTGACACACCTGCATAGCGAGCCATATCAATACCAGATTCCCACGATCCCTTACTAGAGATAGCTATATCCCAGAGCGTCTGCCCGACCGCAATTGTCACATCCATCGTTTACGTATCTTGAGGATGAAGATGATGACAGCAATGATGATAGCGGTGCAGCCGAGTACTCGTAGTGTAGAGTTGATATCGGCGATTGCACTGGTCTTTTTCACCTGCGTCTCCACATATACACTGTCTACCTTTTGCAAATAAATGGTGTCGCGCTGCGTTCGATCGCGGATGCGTGTACGCCACCGAACGACGAAGACAGTATCCCCCTTGGAGTGGATGTACACGCTGTCATGTACATAGATGCTATCACGTTGTACGCTGCTGCGGTCACTCCACTCCACACGCCTCTCACCTTTAACGACAGCGGTCCTTACCGTACCACAGGAGGAGAGTGCACCGAGGATAAGTGACCAAAAGAGGATGAGCGCAATGAAGATTAGCAGGCGCTCTTTATCTACTCGTCTCATAGCTATAGGTCCTTATATTCAGGGATCGCATCGAAGCAGGGACACTCCTTGATGTACTCGCATGGGTCGACGATACCGTTACCGTTGGTGTCAGGAGAGAAGTCGCGGTGCCCTTGGATTTTAGCCTTGGGGTATCGACTACGAAGCTCGCCGAGGAGCTTACGCAGGGAGGTACGCTGAGCCTCAGTGCGATTGTCGATACCCTTACCCGCCTTATCGATGCCACCTACATAGGCGACATTGATAGTCTCCGAGTTGTATCCCTTGACCCCATTACTGATAAGCTCCTCGGGCTGCATAGGGTGAATGACCCCGTCAGCCGTGATTACATAGTGATAGCCAGGGCGCTGGAAGCCACGCTGCTGGAAGACCTGCTGGAGCTCCTTAACACCCCACCCTTGGGGGGAAGCCGTACAGTGAACGGCGATGTAGTTAATTGTCCTCATTGTTGTCGTCTTGATCTTGTTTGGTAGGTTGCTTAGGCTGGTGGATGTACCTGTCTAAGCGATGCTTATAGTCTATGCCGAAGAGCGCCCCTGCGAAGGTCGACATCTCACCAAATGCAAGGAGCACGGAGTTGTGTATCTCCCCTCGAGGGACGACAAGAAATGCCGTCCAGACGAGTGCTATGCCCGAGAGAGTGAGGAGGACGGCTATCCAAAGTTGGACAGTAAGGCGCTTGCGCATAATAGAGTTAGTAGTGGGCGTCGATGTGGATGCCCGAGGTTGTTATTTTGATGGAGTTGACAGTTTGCCCGTCCATCTCAAGTTGCTCGCGAATGCGAGCTCGCCAGTACAGTGGCTGGTTATCAAGGAGCATATCTGAGACACCGCACCCGACAGCAGGGGCTTCCTTAAGCTCACCCTGATGTAGGGTGAGTATCAGGGCTTGATTCTGCGGCAGCGTCTCACCGAGAGTAAGTCCCTCGATGATGCGCCCTTCCTGGTCGCGCACAAGGTGGATGCGAGGCTCGTAGTCGGCGGTAAGCGTGATGCCTATCATATCAATGTGTCACTTTAGTGTCTTCGTAGTCCTCTCTCCTCGTTAGGGTGAGCGGCTTACCTGCCCAGGAGGCAACGGCTGCCTTCAGCGCCGCTCCGCCATCATTAGGTACAGGAGTCCAGCTTGAGAGTACCTGCTTGATACCGTTGATCTCCCTCTCGAGTGTATTGAGCTTGCTTGTAAGCTCCTGGATCTTGACCAGCCCTCCCAGCGAGCCTCCATTGATGATCACCTCCTCGGCTCTATCCATTGAAAGCACAACCAGGTGGTCAAGATCGCCCGTGAGCGATCCAACGATGACGACTGAGCCGACGGCGGGGCGCACAATAATCTGCGCTCCATCCACCTCGGTGGAAGCCCGTAGGCGCACATCAGGAATGCTCAGCCCATCGATGGAAACCTCGCAGGTGATATCCGATAAGGCTGTGACAACCCCCTGGTAGAGGTTAGTTGCCTTGCCTCCTCCGATCTTAGCGAGGAGCTCACGTAGCTCTCTGTATGGGTCCATTATTAGTTAAGTCTAAATCCCAGCTCGACTTTCCGCTTTCCGCCCGATGAGCTGAACTCCGTCGTAACGGCGCGAACGAAGTAAGTACCCTCTTTATGTGGGTAGTCAGGATCGTGTATCTCTGCGGTGTCACCAGCTCGACACTCAGGGATGAGCCAGGTGTCGATGCTGCCGTCGTATCCGTCGAAGGTGCGCCGTTTCAGTTCGGTCTCACCCCGCAGGCGCATACTCACTTCGTCAGAGGTAGGACACTTGACGGTGATCTTGTCTCCTCCAGGAGTACCGACATCAATCTCTCGCACCTTCCCATCAGGTAGGAGTGCCTTGACTGTTATCTGGTACTTCTTATCCTCCGCCTTGCGGTAGGTGAGGTCAGCGGACTCAATATTATAGGCGAAGTCATATAGGCGCTCTTGTCCGATGACCTCTCCTGGAGGGTGTAGATGGAGCACCCCGTCGCGCAGGTAGATGTCGGCTCCGCACTCCTCCTGCACCTTTTTGAGCACATCATAGGCGGTCGCCGACTTGATGATGAACTTATCGTACACCCAGGAGTAGGTGCATTCAACCTTGAGCGACAGTCCCACCTCTTTAATGATGCGTGACAACAGACTTGACAGACCAACCTTCTTCAGCACGGCATCCTTGAGTGGCTTTCGGAAGAGGAAGAGGTCATCTTCGCACGTCAGCGTCAAGTCACCATTATCAGTGGCAATGCGTTGCAGGTAGCCCGCGAACTCCTCGACGAGTCCCGTCTCCTCATATCCTAAGCGAATTGAGACGGCGTCTCCACGATGGATCGCATCCTCAATGTCGAGAGCCTTGTTGTACTCGGCAGCAGGGAGCGTGATCTTAGCCGTGTCAGCGAGGAGCTCCACCGAGGAGTGTATCTCCACCTTATCGAGCATCAAGAGCTGGTAGCCACCTATCTTGATGTCATAAATCATCGTGTACATAGCTGACTACTTGGTGAGGTCTCGACGAGTGAGTAGGAGCTTATAGGTATCGTCACTCACTGCCTGGAGAGAGAAGTTCTGGTTAGCATCACCTGAGGTGTGCGGGAACTCCCATGACTCGAAAACAATGCGCGTGATACCGAAGAGCTCCAGAAGGGGGCAATAGGCGGAGACCTTGGCGGCCTCAAGGTACTTTCGCAGGCGCTGCACATCCTCCTTTGGGTAGCGTCCATCGGATCCAATAAGCACGCCCTCAAGTCTGATGCTATAGTCATCGAGCGTCCAGCGCTCCTTGACGGAACCACGGATCTTCCCCTTTGAGACCTGCCTCTTCGTGAGGATGTGCTGCCCCGTTATGCTGATCATAGGCTCTTGAGGGAGTAGCCACGGCTCCTCACCTTCAAGTGCCAGAGACACGGGGAAGACCATCGGCAGGCCGAGGGCATTCGTCTGCACCTCCTCAAGCTCCTCATCAGAGAGAGGTATATCTACCTCGGGGAGATCTCCGTCAGGGAGGGACACCCGTGCTCGATTGAAGAGGAAAGGGGGAGGTATGGGTAGCCGCCTAATTATAGTGTCAAGCTCGAATGTTGTCATCGGTCAGTGCTTGTTGCTATGGCCAGCGAGCGGTTCACCACGGAGATGATGCTACGCTCCAGCTCGGCGGTATCGGTCTTGTCCATCATGGACACCTGGATGCGCTCGACAAGCTTGCCGATATTCATCGTGATTTGCGTGTTGCGCGTACCACCAGTGGCTATTGCGTCGCCTGTCTTTCCACGGCCACCCTTGCCCTTGCCTTTGCCTCCCTTCTCGCTTCCCGAGCCAAAGATGACGCTCTCACTACTGCTACTTCCGAGCAGACCAGGAACGGATATAGACGAAGTCTCTTTACCTTCATTCCGCTTCTTAGCCTCGTCCTTGGCGATCTCTTCTGCTAGGTGCTTGTCGTAGCCTGAGCCGACGCCGCTGAGGAGGTCCTTAGACGACTGGTAAGCTTGCGTGGCGCTATTGACGCCGACGAAGCCCTTAGCAGCATCGCCTACGGCATTGGCAGCACCAGAGAAATCTCCTTCAAAGAGTAGCTTGATCGCCTTACCTACGTTACCCACAGCATCGAGCAGCTCGTTAATTCGGTTGGTCACGTACTCTTTGATGATAGCTCCGAAGCCCTTAATCGTATCCCACATCGTGAGTATAAAGGCACGAAACCCTGCGAACTTATTCCAACAGGCAACGACCACAGTGATGAGCACTCCGATTGTGAGGACAATCATCCCTAGTGGGCTCATTGCCTGTACTGCATTGAGGGCTGCTTGCGCGCCTGCGAGCGCTGTCATAGCACCCTTGGCAATAAGCGATGCGGCGGCAAGCCCATACTGTGCGATCCGCTGTAACTTGACAGCGATGGTGAGTGAGACGATGATCCCTGTGATGATAAGGATTGTCGTCTTCCAGCGCTCGAAGAATCGCACCGTACCGACAACAGCATTGATGACTCCACCAATGACCGCGAAGACTTTAGGCACGTACTTCCCAACGATCTCGAAGAGGTCTAAGAGGTAGGGCTTGACCTGCTCGTAGATACTTACCGCACCGTCCTGGATAGCCCCCATCATCGTATTGAAGGATCCCGCACCAGAATTGCCCAGTGCATCCATCATACCGTGGAACTGACCACCCTCGCCAGTAGCATGAGCGATCGCCTGTGCTACATTTTCGGCGGTGATCTGTCCCTTACGCATCCTCTCCTGCATCGCCTCAAAGCTCTCCCCCGTCATCGAGGCAAGCTCCTTGAGGGGGTTGAAGCCCGCACCGACGAACTGCTGGAGGTCTTGCCCCATGAGCTTACCAGCGGCGCTCACCTGTCCAAAGACAAGCGACAGGGTAGAGAACTTTTGGGCATCCCCACCCGATATATCCGCCAGCTGGCGCATATATCCCGTAACCTTGCTAGCTTCAATGCCAAACGAGAGCATCTGCTGTGCACCCGAGGTAAGCTGCATTCGGTCAAAGGGGGTGCGTGCTGCAAAGTCAGCAATCTCACCGAGCATCTTGTTTGCAAGCTCTCCATTGCCGACAAGCGTCTTGAATGCGATACTCGTCTGCTCGGCTTGCATCCCGATTTTTGATACTGCCGCCAGCCCTCCGCCGATGAGGGCGTAAGGGTTGGTTAGCAGCGCAAAGCCAGGGATGCTACTAAGCTGGCTACCCAGGTTAGAAAAGCTGAAAGCCTTGCTGATGGACGCGCCAACGCGCTTAGCTTTACTCTCGATATTGTCGAGAGCGCTAATAACTCCTCGAGCCGTCGACCAGACATTCTCCTGCCTGGCTTGGAGGTTGATGAAGAATTTTAGCTGCTTATCCATTGCCTTGGGCTTCGAGCTTACGTAGCTCGTTGAGATAGTTGATTGTGGCTGCCCATTGATTATCGGGCAGCGTATCGGGGTTTAGGTGTAAGTAGTAGCGGATGTAGGTATCGAAGAAGAGGAAGCTCTCCCAGGAGACCTGTTGCTCTTCGGAGGAGGAGATAGCCTCCGCCTCCCTCAAAGCTTTTTTACCTCGGCCTCCTTCTGCTTGAGGACTTCGTCCAGCTTGCCTATAGCTGGCAGGAAGTAGTCGTCATCTTCGAGAATCTCCTTGTCTCCGTCCAGCCAGAGTTGCTTGAAGAGCGTTTCCGACAGTTGGATGGGATCCTTAATTCCTGATACGAAGCTGAACTCCTGGCGGGTAGGCTTGCGGATAGCGCAGCTCTTATCCTCTACGACGATGAGGTAGATGGCATCTTTGCCATGCTGCTTCTTCCACGATTCGATTTGTTCGGGTTTGAATTCCATTTTTATACAGATTAAAAAGCGTTCGAAGGACTATGCACTCTGCTTGCGCAGGAAGGTGAAGGGGAGGGTATATTCAGCGAACTTATCCCCCTGCTTCCACTTGTCTTCTTCCTTGCTGAATGTGCAGCCGACAAGCGTATCGGTGTGGATGACATCGCCCTGCGAGGGGTCGCCATAGCACACCACGATGGTCGTCGAAGCGCCGAGGATACTGCCACCGCAAGCCTTCTGCAGAAGATGGAATTCGCTACCCGTAAGGGTGATTGTCCCAGAGTACTTGATGTTACCACGCTGTACAGCCATTGGCTGGCTGCCAGCCCCGTAGATGGGTTCCTGCTCCTGCTCGGCGGTGTACTCAATGCCACGGAGGCCCGTGACTCGACGACCGCCGAGGAGCAGGGTAATGGTCATCCACTCGTACTCGCGTCCGTTGTAGATGTTCATTGGAGTAGGATTACTTAGATGTTACAGCCGTGAAGCCAAGTTCTACGTCGATGTATCGGGCATATCCGAAGGGGCGCACCGAGAGCTTTGCTCGCACCTCTGACGTTGCAAGGACATTGGTAGGCAGGATCTCAAAGCGACAAGCGCTACCCGTAGACTCATCGGCAGAGAGTTCCCCCTTGGCGGTCATAGCTCGGTCGACAGCCGCCGTAATTTCCTGCTCCCAGCTACGCACGGTTGCAGGGTGCAGCGTGCCGTCAGCCTCGAGCTCAAGCTCGTCGAGAAGGAAGGAGAGGAGGGTGTCGTAGGCGATGCGGTAGGCCTTGTCGATCGTTCGACGTGCGGTGACATGAGCATAGTCGTCAGACTCGCTCGTCGCCAGACGATCGTCACAGAAGTAGAAGCCTGCGCGGCCGACATACTGACGAGGGCAGATATACCCCTTAGTGTAGAGGTCGGCGACAGCACCTGTCTGCTGCTCGATGGGCTGACCGCTCAGATAGATTGCATCGGCGGCGATCTTACCATCTTTCACGCGACCTACGTTGCGCTGCACAGCGCTTGCTGCGACACGACCAGCGAGGAGACCGACAGCAGCACCCTTACCATCAGGCTGGGTGTCGCCGACGAAGACCCCTACTCTGTTGCAAGCGAGCTCGCCAAGGTCCTTCAGGCCTTGGCGCTTGAAGCCACGACCCTCAAGGATGACGAAGAGTGGTGCATAGAGCGCCTCGGTTGCATACACTGCAGTCTCTTGAGCCTTAGGGATAGCCGAGAGCACATCGGCGACGATCCCCTCTGCTGCCTCAGGTTCATCCTGAGCATCCAGGGCGATGGCCACTGCGCGCAGGCGGCCCTTACACAGGGTGATGAGCTTATGGAGCTCTCCAGCATCTTCTTCGGTGTCACCCTTCGTACAGAGTTCTGTCATCGTCTTCGTCTTCTCGACGCCATAGATGATGACCTCCGTACCTTCACCAGCCTCAGCATAGAACTCACGCACGTGCTTATAGAGGACAGCATTGTTCTTATTGGTGACCTTAAGGCCCTTCAGGTCTCCAACCGATCGGATGGAATAGGTCTTGCCGAGCTCGTAAGTTGAGCCAACGGCCGTAGAGGCGACCATGAGAGCGAGGAGCCCATCGGGAGAGTCGCCCACCTTGCCGAGGTTGCCCTCGGCAAAGGTGATTTTAACTCGTGGTAACTGTGCCATGATCGTTGCTGTTAGACGTTACCCTCCGCAATCAGGAAGAGCCCCTTCTTGTCGTAGCGTCGGTGGCTACCGCCAAGGCGCATCAGGAAGGAGTAGATGTCTCCGTAGTACTGCGGATCCTTTTCACTAGCGAACATCTCGATCTTGCCCATGGCACGAGACACACAACTCTTCTGCCATGCAAAGCCTGCTGCGACCTCGGTTGCATCGCCTCCATCGGGAGTTGTAATAAGCTCTCCATTGGCCTTCATTCGTAGCACCGTACTGCGAGAGAAGATGTCAATGTTGTAGAGGCGACCTACCGTTCCCTTTGACACGTCGGCCGAAGCCAGGAAGGCCATTCGGTTCGCTTCCGTAAGGCTATCAAGCAGGTCGGCATACATATCTGAGTCAATGATCAGATAGCGGCCTGTGGCTGGGAGATCTTGCTTGTCCATGCGGATAGCAATCTGGTGGACGACTTTATCGGTCATCTTCAGACGACGACCTGTACCCTGTGTGGTGTGGGCATCGCGCTGTGCGCCATCAGTCAGGATGGTGTGTGCCGAATCAGCCCCCTTCGCCCAGCGCTGCAGGATGAGCTCAGAGGCGACACGACGCATCTCCTCCTTGTCATTGAGGATGATTGAGGAGCGCTTGTTATAGGACAGCTCGACAGTGTCAGCGTGAGAGATGTGCACGGGATCGCTAGTGAGTTCATCCAGCTCATAGGTGAGATCCTGGTCCGTTCGCTCTGTAGGCTGAGCGGGCTTGGTGCGGCGGTTTACCTGCACCTTGCTGGGTCTGCCTGCATTGGGCACATGGACAGTTTTGTTGTCCACGTACTGGGAGTCATCCTCCGACTTCTGCACAAAGGAGTTGTCTGGGAAGAAGTTCTCTTGCAGGGTTTCGATCCAGACTTCGGTCTGTAAAGGCATAATTGTTTGTTTTGGTTAATAGGTTGGTTTATCGTCGGAAGGTCAGCCCTTATACTCCGTGCCGAAGCGCTCTCGGAAGAGCGCCTTGAAGCCTTCGAAGTCGACCTCCTTATACTCACTGAGAAGCTCGGCCTTATCCAGCTCATCCCAAGTCTTGTTTGCGAACTTGCTGGAAGGTGCTCCCCCTTCCCCCGTCTCGATATATCGGCGTGCGAAAGAGGGGTTCTTCTTAGGCGTCGCCTGTGCAGATGGAGGGATCGAATTAATGAGCTGACGGGTAGCGTCTGGATTAGACTGCATGAGGGCTGTGTAGTTCGGCAGGAGCTCCTGGGTGATTTTCCCAGCCTCAACCGCTGCGTGGAGGAAAGTTTCCGTCTCCTGCGCTTGGAGCTGCGAGAGCTGCGCGCGAAGCGTTTGGTTCTCCTCAGCGAGCGCCTGCTTCTGCTGATAGAGGTCCTGTACGCCTCTTGTGACATCAGCCTCGGTGGCGGTGTTGGAGAACGCTGGACAACTCTTACGGATGTCATCGATTAGTGCCATGTTATCTATCATTTGTGCCTGTTTGTTCAGGCGGTTATCAAAGTACTTACGTATTTCCTCTGCGGAGGAAGAGTTGGTAGGACTATCGTCGTCATGGTCCATCGAATAGACCCCATCGATAAGCCCCATTGAAAGACACTCTTGAGACGTAAGCCAGTGGTCTTGCCCATCATTGAAGTACTTTGCCTCAATATCCTCAGGAGACTGCTGTAGGCGACCTGCGATCATTCGTGCTAAATCCCCTTGCAGTTGTTCCATCTGCTCTGCCATCTGACGCAGATCGTGGCTGTTCCCATATGTGCCACCACTCACATTGTGGAGCATGAGCTTGGCGTATGGCGACATGTAGAGCGGTTTACCGCACAATGCTATGATAGCGGCCATACTTGCAGCAACCCCATCGATATAGATAGTGATATCTGCTTTGCTATCATGCAGCGCCTGGTAGATCGCCAGACCAGTGTACACGTCGCCACCGATACTATTGATGCGCACATCAATCTTGCTATACGTGCGGGAGAGCTCTAGAAGCTCGGCAACGACACGTGCATCGGTGATATCCGAGTACATGCCAATCTCACCATAGAGAAGGATAGCCACCTCGCCAGAGGAGGAGGGCAGGACATTAAAAATGGAGGTTCTACGTGCCATGAGTGCTGTCTTTTGGGAGCAAATTTATGGGCACATACCATCTTTTCGCAAATCGCATTTTACACACATAACACTCTGATTATATGATATAAACAGAAGGTTAGATGATGAAAATTCGATTTGCGAAAAGCCCCTATTGCGTGCGAACTTTGCCTCAGGAAAGAACGAAACAACAGGTCACATGGCAAAGACTCAAGATACCCCCAACAGCAACAAGCGCGAGATGGCACAGCGCCTCTACGTAGACAGCGGATACACTCAAGATGAAGTAGCCAACATCATAGGTGTATCGCGCCAGACCATCGTGAGGTGGGCAAAGACGTACCATTGGCAAGAGCTTAAAGCAGCGACCTCGGTTTCACCAGCCGAGCAGATTCGTCAGCTTCGCCAGCAGATAGCCAACATTAACGAGTCTATACTCAAACGTCCACTTGCAGAGCGCTGGGCCACCCCAGCCGAAGCAGACTCTCTCAACAAGCTTGCTGCAGCCATCCAGAAGCTCGAGAAAGAGGTTGGCATTGAAGACCTCGTGAACGTGGCCATGGGTATGACAGCATGGGTCAGAGAGAGTGACACCGACAAAGCAAAAGCACTCGGTGCACTCTTTAACGCATACATCCAACACATCAGCGGGGGAGGGCGCAAAGCATGAATCAATCGGAAAAACAAGCCCTTGCAAGGTGGGAAGAGTTCCACCGCTCAATGCAGAGCAACATATTTGTCGACACCTCCCTCGCAGCGCATGAGGTGGAGGCTCTACGTCTACAACTAGAAGCCGATCCTATACGCTGGATACAGCACATCTTCCCAGCCTATGCAAAATACCCCTCTGCGGACTTTCAGAAAAAGGCTATCCTCCGCATCATAGAGCACGAGGAGTGGTATGAAGTACTCTCGTGGGCACGTAGTCTAGCAAAGAGCACAGTGGCTATGTTCGCCCTCCTCTACCTCGCTCTCACAGGTCGGAAGAAGTTCATCATTTGCGCCTCCGCAACGGAGGATGCTGCCATACGACTTCTCACCCCCTATCGCGTAGCCCTCACAAGCAACCCTCGATTACGTCAGCTCTATGGTGAGCAGAAGACCCTTGGTGCGTGGACGGAAAGTGAGTTCACAGCTAGATGTGGCTGTATGTTCCTCGCCATGGGCGCGGGATCTGCTCCTCGTGGTGCTCGAAACGAGTATGCCAGACCTGACGTGCTCTACCTCGATGACTACGACACCGATGAGGACTGTCGAAATCAAGAAACCCTAAAGAAGAAATGGGAATGGTGGGAGCAAGCGCTCTATGGTACGCGAGACATCTCGGAGCCCCTCCTTGTGCTGTGGTGTGGCAACATAATAGCTAGAGACTGTTGTGTCGCTCGAGCTGGCAAGCAGGCTAACCACTGGGACATTGTGAACATCCGAGATAAGCACGGGCGTAGCACCTGGCCTGAGAAGAACAGCGAGGAGAAGATCGACCGAGTACTATCGAAGATCAGCAAGCGGTCACAGCAAGCCGAATACTTCAACAATCCAATAGCTGAAGGGAAGATCCTCAAATTACTCCCCGTTGGCAAGGTCCCCGACCTCTCAAAGTTCCGCTTCCTGGTCGCCTATGGAGACCCTGCTTACTCCGACAGTAAAAGCCGAAAGAGCTCAACCAAGTCACTATGGCTGATGGGTAAGCACAAGGAGCGCTATTACATCATTCGTGGATATCTCGGGCACGCTACCAATGCTACATTCATCAGTTGGTACTTTGAGCTTGAGAAGTTCGTCGGTGGGGCTTGCCCAGTGTATCATTTCATCGAAAACAACAAGCTGCAAGACCCATTTTTCCAGCAGGTTTTTCGCCCTCTCTTGCACGAAGAGAATAAACGGCGGAAGATGAACCTCTACATACGACCTGACGAGAAGAAAAAGACGGATAAAGCCACACGTATCGAAACCCGCCTAGAGCCGATAGACCGCGAAGCGCGATGGGTCTTTAATGTCGAGGAGCAGGATAACCCAATGATGAAAGAACTCATTGATCAGTGCAAGCTCTTTGAAATGCACTTGCCCTACCCTGCCGACGGACCAGACTCACTCGAGGGGGGGATACACATCCTTGACGAAAAGCTCCTAGAGTTGGAGCCTCCTACCACCATTGGCTTCGGCGAATTCCGACGCAACAACCCTCACAGACTATAGCACTATGCCTACAGGTAATTTCATCGATCCATCCGACTACAATAGCTCCATCCATAGAGAGATACTTGACTCACTCGTTCGGCGCGAACGGAGCGCAGGTGTTCCCAACCCCGATTACGACCCCGAAATCGTCGAGGTCTGTGAAGACCGAGCCGTAGGGGAGATGCAAGGCTACCTCATGAAGAGTTATGATACGGAAGCAATCTTCAATGCTCGTGGATCAGACCGACACGCTCTCATACTGATGTACGCCATTGACATTGCCATTTATCACCTCTTCTCGCTTCACAACCCTTACAAGATATCTGAACTGAGAAAGGCTCGCTATGATCGCGCCATCGAGTGGCTCAAGATGGTAGCTAAAGGGACCATTACAATAGGAGGTGCTCCACGCCTATCTGAGAGTGACCAAACCCAAAACTCCCCATGGCAGATAGAAAGCGAGCCTTCTCGACCACACCGACTATAGACATGGCAAGAACCGTAGACGAAATTAAGCGAGAGATGACCGATGCATTTATGGCTGATCCAGTCATCCGCGAGAAGTACCAGCTCAAGGAGGGGGACACCTTCCGCTCAGCCTTTTCGCTGGTCAGCCTGGAGAACATCCTCTTTTTCATCGTTGCCGCTGCGCACCATGTTGTTGAGCGCATCTTCGATGGACACCGCGACGACGTTGAGCGTACGCTTGAGCGTGCTATCGTGGCCACAGTTCCGTGGTACTATCACAAGGCGCTGGCCTATCAACATGGCGACAAGCTCACCCTTGACGAGGCGACGATGCAGTATCGCTATGACAAGATAGACGAGGGGCGCAGGGTGGTCAAGTACGCCGCAGTACGCGACCGTGGCGGGAGCATACAAATCCTTGTGTCAGGAGAAAAGAGCGGGCGACCAGAAGCACTCTCGAAAGAGGTACTAACGGCGTTCGAAGCATATATACGCACGCTCAAGCCAGCAGGCGTTGTCATCTCTGTGCGCACCGCTCCTGCGGACCACATCCGCATAGCGGCAACCATCTATGCCGACCCGATGATCCTCTCTCCTCAGGGTGTGCGCTATCGAGATGGCGCGCGACCCGTTGAAGACGCTATCAACGCCTACCTCGGCGGCATCACATTTGGTGGCACATTCAACAAGACGAAGCTCGTCGATGCTATCCAAGCCGTCGAAGGTGTCACAGATGTCATCCTCGGTGACTGCTCTGCACGCCCAGACGCCGGCACATACAAGAGCATTGACGGCAATAACTACACCGCATTCAGCGGTTCAATAATCTCTGACGACCTCAACTCAACGCTTCGCTATGTGGTATAAATTCGACCCGCTCAAGTTCGCAGCGGATATGCTCCCTCCAGTTCTCCGATCAAAGGTACTCCTCGCTATCCTACGAGCACTACTAACTCCACTCAGGAGACTCCTCGACAGATTCGGTCAATTCCGTGGAGACGTGCAACGACGGCTCAACACTACGGGGCAGACCTTCTCCCTCGAGGCTGCACTTAACGAGAAGTATAGACTCTCTCCAGGAGCGATCTATATAACCGACACGGACGATAAGCAGCTCTACCTCTACTTCTCATCGGAGGGGAATGCACCGCTTCACCTACACCTAATCTCCGAGCGCCAAGACCCCTTCTACCTCAGCTTCGCACATGAGGGGAAGCACGAGCCTGACTTCATCGTCCACATCCCCTCCTTCCTTCGTAGCGAGGAAGCTGAAATCATCAGATTCATCAACATCTATAAGCCTGCTGGCAGAACATACAAGATAGAATACTACGACTATGAATGAGATTAAATTCACTGAGGGCGGGCAACCTATCTCCCTCGACGACCTCAAGCAACTCAGCGACAACATCACTAGTAGCGTCGCACTACTAGCAAGCCTCTGCGGCGACGGCATCCTTGACGGATGCTACATCTCAGGTGATCAAACGAGTGGAGGTGCACGCATTTTCATATCCTCAGGACATGCCATTATTGGGGGGGCTATCTATGAGGTTGACGAGACTGAAATGCTCTTTAATGGCCTCGGCCTGGGTAACCTCCCATCAGAGATCTACCTTGTCCCCTCGAGCGACGAAAGCCGCTCGATGGATTTTGCTGACGGGAGCACGCATCCAACCCGCGTGCGCAAGACCGCTGTAGCGGTTCGTGATCGTCCATCCAATAAGGAATACATTGCGTACAAGATATCAGGTAACAACAGTAGCAACCCACGCCCATTCATCCCGAGGAGCGAGGAGGCGAAGGTTGACAGCTATCGTATCCTTCGCGATGGCAAGCAGGTCGGCAAGATGAATCTCTATGTTATCAACGGACTCCCTCGATTTAGGGCTTGCGAGCTGCATATTCCCATCGATAACAATGTCATCAGATCAACAGATGCTGTGAATACGATGTACACCATCGATGGACCCAACTCCAACAAGCTCTACTTCTCCCTTCGCAACGTAGTAGATATCTGGCAAAGGACGACCTACGACATCATCATCGCAGGGGGCAGCATCTCGCTGCAGAAGGAGGGCCAGCGCATCAACGAATTTGACGGTCAGGGGCTTAATGCCTTTGCTCTCATTAAGACAGACTACTCTATCGTATGAACAACTCTCAGATAGACCTCATCAAACGTGCCGAGGCCCTCGCGTCCAAGACTGAATCGGGCTCCATCACACCCGAAGAGCTCGGATATCTTATCCGCGATGTCGCCGCTTATGTCGCCGAGGTAGAGCGTGAGGGTGGAGCACTCGGTGTACGCAAGGTGTACACCTCCATCTCGGCGATGAAGTCGGATACGACTCCCACTGGCGACGACGACAAGCCCCTACGCCGTGGTAACCTCGTTGCCGTTTATGACGCTGCCCACCCTACGGCAGCGGACAACGGGCGTATCTACGTGTACACGGGGTCGGGCTACACAGAAGTTGCACATCTGCAGGTGCACCTCGCCAACCCTTACTCGGATGAAGATAAGGCAAAGGTAGACCTCATCAAGACCGACGCTGGCGAGGATCACTACCTTGCAGGCGACGGTAGCTATAAGCCTATCCGTGTACCTCAAGCCCCCGTGCAGAGCATCTCCGTGGGCGGTACGAACCTCCCTCCCGACTCTCGTGGTAACGTTGACCTCACCATCCCCAAAGCACCAGTGCAGGGGGTGGCAGTCAACGGCAGCACTGTCGCTCCTGACGAGTCGGGCATCGTCAACATCGAGACCAAGAGTGGGACTGTGCAGAGCGTCACGCTCAATGGGGTCAAGTCGCTCCCTGACGAGTCGGGCAACGTGGCTATCTCCATCGACGAGGTAGCCGTCGACGACACCCTCAGCGCGGAGAGTACCAACGCCGTATCTAACGCTGCAGTCACGGCAAAGCTCAATGAGGTAGAGCGTGCCACCATTGCAGGGATGGACGCTCAGCTCTCCGATGACGAGCAGACCGTCACGCTCAAGCTCACCAACAAGCAGGGGGGCGAGGTGGCCTCTGTGGACCTTCCCGCAGGAGGGAAGGGCGGCGGCGGAGGTGACCAGCAGACCACTCGCATCATCCTCACCTCCTCGGTGTCGCAATCAGCTGTAAAGGCTGGCGACACCGCACAGCTGACCTACACCTACCGACATGTGTCGGCAGACAACGACGAGGCGCCTACGGGCGTGCAGGCGACTATCCGCCTGACCATCCGTCGAGGGGCAACGCAGCTCCTGGAGCAGATTATCCCCGACGTATCGGCAGGGACGTACACTCTTGACCTTACTCCCTACCTCACCACGGCAGGGACGGTCGACGTGCAGATACTCGCCACGGCTACCAACGCCGAGGGGAAGACGCAGAAGCGCACGATCGCCACCTCTGTAGCCGTCTACGCTCTTGCGCTTAACTCAAGCTACTCCCTCTCCTCGGGGCTCCCAGGCTACGCCACCTCGGACATCCTCGCTATCCCCTATGCCGTGACGGGCGTAGGCAACAAGACCATCACCCTCTACATCGATGGGGTGAGCTACAGCGTGCAGAGCGTCACGCGTGCGGGTACGACTAACGGCACCTTCCAGGTACCTCTCCAGGGGGCACACGAGGGCCGTCACACAGCTCAGCTCATCGCCGAGCTCACTATTGGAGCTAAGGAGATCCGTAGTGAGAGCATCTACTTTGACTACTACGTCGGCAAGACAGAGGACCTTCCTCGCATCGGCGTGATGCTACGTCGCCACGATGGCCACACCCTCTCAGCCGAGGAGCACCTCTCACCGCGACTAGACGCAGAGCAGTTTGCGAGCTACAGCTTCAGCTACGCCCTCTACGACCCTCAGCGCCAACCTGCCGACCTATCGCTCCAGGTGGGCGATGCCGAGGCGCTGTCGCTCTCTATGGGCCGAGGCGCGGAGGTCTACACCTCGCGCAGCGTCGTTGCAGGGGATATCCCTGCGCGCCTATCCACGCGTCTTGACGTGAGCTACGACCTCACCATCTCCGTGCGCGAGGGTCATGTGAATGTAGGGGAGGTCACCGATGGCGTGACCCTCGCCCTCTCAGCACTCGGACGCAGCAACTCCGAGGCTAATCCAGCCACGTGGAAGAGCAGCGGGATCTCCACCTCCTTCCGTCAGTTTGACTGGGCTGCTGGTGGCTGGGACGGCTCGTCGCTCCAGCTTGTCAACGGCTCATCCATCACTATTCCTGCGACCTTCTTTGCCACCGACCCGATGGGGCTTGGCGGTACGATCGAGCTGGAGCTTCGCACCGACAACGTCCTCTCATCGACGGGAGCGGTCGTCTCCTGCCTTGACGACAAGGGGGTCGGATTTATCGTCACGGGTAAGCATGCCGAGCTGCGCACCGCGTCAGGTGCGGTCGTAGTCACCAAGTTTGCCACGGGTGAGTTCTACCGCATCGCCTTTGTCGTGCAGCCAAAGTCGGGGAGTCGACTCCTGGAGATTTACGTCAACGGCATCCGCTCAGGGGCGGTCAGCTACGGGCAGGCGGATACCCTCCTGCAGGTTGCCTCCAAGCCTATCGACGTGACCAGCCAGCATGCCGACGTACGTCTTCGTGCCGTACGACTCTATGGCCGCGCACTCTCCGACGATGAGGTGCTCAGCAATTACATAGCTTCCCGCCCTGATGCTGCTGAGGTCGTGACGCTCTACGAGCGCAACGATGTCCTCGGCGACGACGGAGCTGTCTCCCTCGACAAGCTCCGCAGTCAGGGTAAGAGCGTGCTGCGCATCGTGGGCAATGTCCCCCTGGTCAACGAGACCAACACCAAAAAGTTCGAGGTATCGGTAGACATCTACTTCTACTCGGGATTCGGCAAGCAGTATGACTTCGTCTGCAAGGGCGCAGGGCTGCGCATCCAGGGGACATCTTCCACGACCTATCCCCGAAAGAACTACCGTATCTACCTCGACCGCAAGAAGAAGTACAATACCACCCTCACGGTGGGCGGTGTCGAGCAGCAGGAGCTTAAGTACGCCTTTACTCCTGGGGCTGTCCCCGTGTCAATTTTCACGATTAAGGCGGACTTCGCTGAGAGCTCGTCGACGCACAATACGGGGCTTGCGAAGCTCATCGACGAGACCTTCCGAAGAGCAAGCATTCTAACTCCTCCCCAGAAGGCTTCGCAGGGCGTTCGAATAGCGATCGACGGCTTCCCGATGGATGCCTTCTTCGACATCGATGGGTCTGGCCACAACACCTACCTCGGCAAGTACAACTTCAACAATGACAAGAGCGGTAGTGAGGAGGTCTTCGGCTTTGTCAAGGACGACAAGTGTATGTGTCTGGAGTTCCTCAACAACTCCGAGCCTCTCGCTCTGTTCACGACCGACAACATGGCGAGCTTTAAGACGGCACTCGAGTTCCGCCATCCTGACGGGGTCGAATGGGACACCGCCAGCGAGGCACAGAAGACTGCAGTACGTCGCCTGTGGAAGTGGATCATCAACTGCAAGGGCAACCCCACCAAGTTTAAGCGTGAGGTGGCCGACTACTTCGACGTGGATAGCCTCACGGGGTGGTACGTCCTCACCGAGTACTTTATGATGGTGGACCAGCGTGCAAAGAACATGATGCTCGCCACGTGGGACGGACTGCACTGGTACTTCTTGCCTTACGACAACGACACGGTCCTTGGGGTGCGCAACGACGGTAAGGTCGTTTACGACTACACCATCGACGAGAACACCTTCGACGAGACGATCGGCTCCTACGCCTATGCTGGGCACGACTCCCTCCTTTGGCAACTCGTCAGAGAGGCTCTCCCCGACAAGCTCCACGAGACGGCGCAGAAGATCCGCGCTACTATGAGTAAGGAGCGCGTACTGGAGATGCTCAACGGCAATTTCATGAGGAACTGGTCTGAGCGCGCGTACAACAAGGACGGTGAGTACAAGTACCTCCAGCCCTATACGGCAAGCGGCATTGACTACCTCTACTGTCTGCAGGGCTCACGCTACGCTCACCGCACGGCGATGATCAACGACCGCTTTGCACTGCTCGACGCCCAGCACCTGGCGGGTACGTATCGAGCCGATGCGCTGCGCCTCTACTTTGCCCATCAGTTTAGCTCCGACCGCAAGCGCATCAGCATCACGGCCAGCGAGCGCTACTACTTTGGCTATGGCTACACCTCTAAGGCCCCCCATGTCTCGGGCATGCGAGCTGACGGCACGGGATCTCAGGTGTCGCTTGAGCTGGACATCGACCTCATCGTCAACGACCCGCAGAATATTTACGGCGCGAGTCGTATGGCGGAGCTTGACCTCTCCGATGTGAGTGCCTACATCGTCGGTACGGCGAACTTCGACAAGTGCTACCGCCTCTCCAAGCTCAACGTCTCATGTACCACAGGTCAGACCACCCTCACGGCGGTCACTGTGGGTGCATGTCGTGTGCTTGAGGAGCTGAGTGTGGCAGGACTACGCTCGCCATCCTTCCGTTCGCTCGACCTCACGGGCAACCCTCGCCTGAAGAAGCTAGACGCGTCGAACACGGTGCTTACAGATATTGTACTAGCTAACGGTGCTCCCATCACAGAGCTTCGTGTGCCCGATACGCTCACAACGCTTCGCCTACGCTACCTCCCCAAGCTCACTACCGAGGGGCTCGTAGGTCTAAACTCTGGGGCAGTCACGCGACTCTGGCACGAGGCGTGTCCGCTTATTGATTGGGAGGCGCTCCTGGAGCAGCTCACCGCTGTGACGCATCTGCGTATCGTCGGCATCGACCGCACGGGCGATGTCGCTTGGCTCAACCGATTCCTCTCCAAGGGTGGGATCTCTGCATCAGGATCGCTCACCACGACCTGCGCACTCGTAGGCACGTACCGCCTAACGCAATTCATCACGGATATCGAGTACGACAAGCTCGCTGCTCACTTCCCCGAGCTCAGCATCCGACAACCCGAGTACACCATCGTAGGGTACGTCAACCGCACGGTGGATAAGCAGGGCTTCACGCAGGAGGTGCTGGCCACTGACCGCTGGTTCAACCACGACAATCAGACGGGGTTCGGCTTTAACAAGCCCTACGCGCCGTCTGGACACCTCCTGCGCATCTTCAAAGCTCGCCACCGATGGCGCGGTAGAGAAGAGAAGCGCGGAGAGATGGTGGTCTATCCGCTCAGGGATGACCACTTCGGCTACTACGCTGATGGGCTCACGAGAGATCTTTCTACGCCGACCAACCTAGCCGACGCCGAAGAGGGTGGAATTTGGGTAAACGAGCCACACTACTGGTACAAAGGCATACACGATGGGGACACGTGCACCGACTACCAGGTGTATAGTTCGCTCCTCGACGAGCCTCGCCGTCCAGAAGGGAAGCTCTATGACCTGAAAGCGATTGAGAGCAAGCTGAAGCCCGTGCTACAGCACTATATCCGCTGTCCTAAGGGGTCGGAAGGCAAGAACATCTCTGAGTGCATCTACAAGTACCGCGCGGGCTACACCAACGAGAATGCCTGCAACCTCTACTCGTACATCAAGGTGCCTGTCAAGGGGTATAAGCGGGTGAAATTCCCCCTGTGTAACAACGGATACAGCAACTCCGACGACCCCAAAGACGAAGTCAAGCATCAAGGATATTTCCAGCCAGAGCCCTATGCCGATCGATTTAGGTGGGAGCGAGGATGCATGATCTCAGCGGTCTTTACGGATGCGGATGGCAAGATCCTCAAGGTCATCCGACTCTCCAACAACGAGTACCCACTCTTTGTGTTGGACTACGTCGCAAGCATCCCTCACGGCGCAGCCTACCTCTACACCTCTGTCCTCACCGAATTCATCGACTCGGAGATGGAAATATGGCTGACGAACTCATCCAACCCTGCCGATTGGGAGCCCCACTGGCAAGAGCATAAGGAGGCCTTTATATCAGCTGTTCCGATGCACTGGCAAGAGGGCGAAAGCCTCCCCGAGATGACTATTGGGGAGAGGAAGAGGCTCGGCAAGCAGGGCGAAATGCAGTACAAGTTCATGCTTCTGCATTCGATGTACGACCAGCTCTCTTATGAGGAGTACAAGGACCTCCGTAATCTCCTCTGGGCACATCACGGCAACTTCAAACTGCGAGATATCTATGGATGGGGGGAAGGAACCACGGAGGATGAGCGGTACTTCAGGGGATTCTTCTCGCTACCCGAGGCGGGGATGGCAGGAACCACCGCGCGCAACCTTCAAGGGAAGATTTCCGATCGCCCTGGCGTCATCGTGCAGGATGGCAATCGTAACCCCATCTACAAGGAGTGCCCTTATCCAACCGCCTTCGGCTATATCTGGCTTCCAAGCTCGTTCATGCTCTCTCTATCAACATACACGAAAGAAGGTGCTTACTGCGCGCACTCCAAGAATGATGCTGTGCGTGGCGCTGTCACCACGCGAAGAGATCATGCAAGCATAGGTGATCACTACAATGCCCTTGTATGGATGCGAGAGTGGAGGCACTTTGGAGGCGTTGAGCGTCGCATTCACCCGCTCGGCAAATACGAACGCAAAGAGTATGCACTGGAGACGTCAGTACTCCAAGTCGTAGGTGGGCGATATATGGACATTGTCACGAGAAAGAATGGGGGGAGTCAAAATGTAGGTTGTGCGATGCGCAACCTCTTTGGCGAGCTCCTCAACGACAACGAGGTGTATGCAACAAATACCGAAACATGGGGCAGGAACGCCGACGGCGGAGTTTACACCAAATGGGACTGGACACGACAATTCCTCGTCCCCATCTTCCGCGGCAAGGTGATCAAAGCCTCCTCTCCCGAAGAGCTCCGCAAGCTCAAGCACTATAAGTTCCTACTTGACGAAAGACCAGACCTCAGCAAATGGTAACGACAGATCGCCAAATTGGCAACCCCTATATGAGCGGTAAGCTCCTTTACTGCATCGACCCGCTCAATGAGCGCTACCTCCTCGCCTACGATCTCCAGAAGGTCGACAGCGAGGGGGACACTCCACAGCAGTACTCATATCTCACCGAAGTATTTGACCACCGCCCCTCTCTGCATGAGGTGGCGGAGGTCATCTACCGCCCGCACAACGATCTCTGCGACGATCGGGTACTTCGGGGCTTCAGCTATACCACGCTGGAGGATACCCCCGTCACTCGCCACGTATGGCTCGACGAGACCAACCAGCGCAACTTCCTCGGAGAATTCACCTTCGCCAAGCTCTTTGACGGCGTGAATCTGCCGACCATCATCAAGATGGGGCTCTCAGAGGATGAGGCCTACTATTATCAGGTCTCCACGCTCAACCAATATAAGCACTTCATCCTCTCCGCGCTTGGCCACATCAAGCAGTGTCTCTCCGAGTGCTGGACAGCCAAGCAAGCAGTAGACCTCACCCCTTACACCCTTGACAGCAATGGCACGGAAGTCAACAACTAAAGCCTCGCGCCGCATTATAGCGGGGGGAGAATCTGTACAAGAGGCAGACATTATTCTCTCTGCCCCTGAGCTGTTCTATTTCGACATCAACAAGTATATCCGTAGCATCAAAGCGGCGTCAAGCATCAACTTCAGCTATCGTACGCAGCTCTACGACATGTATGAGTCAGCCTTCCTGGACCTTCACCTTAGTGGCGTTGTGGCCAAGCGACTCAGAGGGGTTACAAAACTGCCTATTGAGTTCCAGCGAGACGGGGTTCCTGATGACGAGCTGAACAGACAGCTCGCCTCGCCCTGGATGAAAGAGCTGCGAAAGGATATCATTATGGCTGATTTCTGGGGGTACTCGCTCTTCCAGTTCTACCTGGACGAAGAAGGGCGTCTGCGCTATGACCTGATCCCTCGCAAGCACTACGATCCGATCAACCAACGCTTACTTCGCTCCCAGAATGATACCGAAGGGCGGAGCATTGAGGAGTTTGATAACATGCTTTTCGTTGGTAAGGAGCGCTCTCTAGGCATTCTTGCTGAGTTGATGCCCGCCATACTCTACAAGCGCAACAATATCGGTGACTGGGCGAAGTTTTGTGAGCTATTTGGCATCCCGATCCGAAAGTACACCTATGACGCAGGAGACGAGGAGACCCGCCGTCGCGTGCTCAAGGATGCCATGGGACAGGGGGTCGGCGCTGTCTACATCATGCCGAAGGAAAGCAACATGGAGATTATCGAGGCTGGCAACAAATCGGGGTCATCTGAGCTTTACAAGAGCTTTACAGACTATTGGGACCGCGCCATCTCTATCCGTGTACTCGGAAATACGCTGACTACAGACGCCAGTAGCACAGGAACACAGGCTCTTGGCACCGTACACAAGGAGGTTGAGGAGGAGGTTAACGAGGATGACTGCTTCGCAATCCTCGACGTGCTCAACTACTACCTCCTGCCGATCTTCGAAAACCTCGGTTTTAACGTTTCGGGGGGAGAGTTCGTCTACGCCAAGCGAGAGCGGCACGATCCATCGCAACGCGCAGACCTCTACCTCAAGGCTCAACAGCTCGGATTACCTCTTGACCCTGACGAGATGTACGAAACTATGGGCATCAAGAAGCCCGATGACTACGAAGAGCAGATGGCTATTAAGGAAGAACATCGCAGGGCGATTGCCGAAGCGCTTGAAGAGCCTTCGAAGGGAGACAAAACGTCCTCAGAAGAACCTTCGAGGGAGGACGCAAAGGGGAAAAAGTCCATCAAAGACAGCCTTGCTCGTTTTTTCAGATTAGCCCCAGGGGAAAATCCCCTCGGGGCGGACAGCGACTTCTAATAAACGCTCTTTACTATGGTTGTCCCTGCGCCTCATGCTCGCCGATAAGCAACTCCACACCTCCCGAGGCGGTATTCTCCCCCGAGGTGATGGAGGGCTTCCTCCGAAAGATATACGATGGATTTGATGTGTCTAACGACATCGAGCCAACAGCATGGAGGGAGGTGCTGCGCGTGATGAATTCAGGGACTATTTCTGGGCTGTCGGATAGCAAGACCCCTCCTACGCATGAAGAGAGCTTCTTGCGCAGCATACGGCACTCCAATGAGGTGTTCTCCGCATTCAAAACCCACGCAATGGGGAAAAAGATGGCAGAGCGACTCATCGGGGAGGACGGGAAGCTCCGCTCCTTCGAGGAGTGGCGCAAGGCTGTTGCACCCATCGCTCGCCATCAGGTAGGCTCGTGGCTTCGCACCGAGTACGACACCGCTGTCATACGTGCTCATCAGGCGGCCGACTGGCTCGAATTCGAGGCCAATAAGGACATCTTCCCCAACCTACAGTGGATGCCTACCACATCGGTATCTCCCGAGTCAAGCCATCAGGTATTCTGGTCGAAGCCCGTCATCCTCCCCGTGGATGACCCCTTCTGGCAAGAGCATCGGCCAGGTGATCGATGGAACTGTAAGTGCTCTTTAGACGCCACCGATGCTGATGTGCAGCTTCTCGATCCACAAGAGCGCAAGGAGGCTGCAAAGCCAGAGCATCAGGCACAGCGCGGACTTGAAGGGAACCCCGCCTATAAGGGGCTCATCACCGATAAGCATCCTTATTATCCCGAGAGCTGCACCAAGTGCCCGTTCTACTCCTCTAAGGGTATTAAGGGGTGGGTGCGTAAGCACCTCTCTAATCGTGTCAAGGACTGCCATAATTGCCCTTATGTAGACAAGGTGATACACGAGACTTCTGTCAAGCCTCCTCTATCTGAAACCTACATAGAGGTTGAGGGATATGAGGGGAAGGTCTACGTCAGTCCGCATCATCGAAAGACGGAGCTTGATGAAAATGTACGTGTAGCAAAGATCTTGACAGAAGTGCTAGGTGAGAAGGTTTACCTACTCCCATATGTAGATCCCTCTGACAAGGATGCAAAAAGCAGAAGAGCTATTCTTCATCCACCTGGCGTTTTTGAAAGGAAAAACCCCGACTACTTGATTGGTGGTAGACTATTTGATGCAAAGGTGATGAAGGATAAACCCGAAATACTTGATGCTAAACAGCAGAAGGGGAAGCTCCACAATAAGATCTCTGCTGCAAAGGAGCAGGCTACGCACTTCGCTATCGAGATACCGTCCAATTATGACATGAAAGTCGTCACAGCCCATGTCAATGATTACCTCGAGAGAAGCTCAAAGGAGAGAATCATAGTCATCATCCAAGACGGCAAAGCACATGTCTTTGAAACTAAAAAAGGGAAGCCATGAGGCTTCCCTTAGGGGGGTTCCAGTCGCTGATTACTCAACGGCTAGATCCAAAACAAAGATAGTCATTAATTTTTACAATGCAATCGGCTAAACTCGTTAAGGTCATTACCCGCCTCACCGCAGAGTATGAGAAGGAGATCAATGTAGTCTTACCTCGCAAGGTTGCGGTCCTGGCGAAGCAACACTATAAGGCTAACTTCCGACAGTCGGGGTTCGTCGATGGAGGCTTACGCCCATGGCAGCGTGCCCAGCGAGAGGGGGGATCGAGCACCTCAGCTCAGTACCGTACGCTTACCTCTGCACGCAACCACTTAATGAGCAGTATCGAAGCTGTGCCGAGTAGGGCATCTGTACTGGTTTACAACCCCGTTGCTTACGCCCGCATTCACAATGAGGGCGGCATGCTCATATCCAATCCTACGGTCACACCAAAGATGCGTAAGTATTTCTGGGCACAGTACTACCACGCAGGAGGAGACAAGGGGGGAGAGGCAGCCGAGAAGTGGAAGCGCATAGCATTAGGTGCGCGCGACAAGCTGATGATCAAGGTGCGTATGCCCAAGCGCCAATTCATCGGCGAGAGTAAGGAGCTACGCGAGCGAATCAACGAAGAGATCATCAAGAGTATTAACAAGGTTAGCGACAACGCACTCAAAGAATAACTATGGAGTATATTATTTTACCCATAATACAGCATGTAGCAGGGGGATTACCAGAGCTCAGCTTGGTTGACGAGGACTACGGTCAACTGGAGGTTATCGATGATGATGGGAGAGAGATGTACCCGATCACTTATCCAGCCGTCTTGATCGACCTTGAGCAGGTTGATTGGAGTGAACTAGCTGGTAAGAGCCAGATGGGCGAAGCTCGCCTCAAAATACGCCTCATCATTGACTGCTACGATGACACTCACAGCGGGAGTGGCACTGAAGGACGCATCATTGAGCGAGAGGACTTGCGTAAAAGGCTACACGGGCTACTAGAGGGATTTCGTCCGACCACAGAGTCATCGGGGCTTACACGCGTCGAGAGCAAATTCTACACTTGGAATCATGGCATCAAAGTCTACCAAGAGGTGTACACCTGCCGTATCTCGGAGGTTATCACCCCTCAAATAGGGTGGGCTGGAGATCCTCCGTCGATTCGCATACAGCTCTCTTCCTCGGCCCACGAAACCCCGTAAACTCCCTCTTCGGAGCCTCTGAAGGAGTATCTTTGCCGTTAATAATGGAGCGCAGTATATGTAAGATTGTACCCTCGGCAATAAAGAATTCCTGCTCCAGGATCTCGAATACCGCAGAGTAGCGCATACGACGAACATCCAGCAGGTAGCGATACCTCTGGTACAGCTTTTGGTTGCGTTGCTCTATGAGCTCTTTACTTCGACCCTTGGGCATATTACTGATGTGGTGGGGATTATCTACCACAAAGATACCTCCAATATACCTCTCACAGCAAATACTTGAGGGGGCGTGTAGCTGTTGCCACACGCCCCCTCAATCGTTGTAGGTCTGCTTAGTAGTCAGGGTGCGATCTCAGAAGTCGCATCGTCTCGTACCAGCCAGGGAAGCCTCCGAGGTTCTTGTCGTCGATGTAGACATTGGCGTAGACCTTTTTGCCTTCATCGCCATAGATCGCGAGATTCTCAGGCTCGTGGTCATTCACTCGGTCAAAAGGGATGCCCTCTTCGAGTAGCCAGTTGATCGCATTGACAAGCAGCTCTCCTGTTCGGCAAGTCCAGATGATGATGTAGTGCCCCTTCACGCGGAGCTCTTCGAGGCTCTTTTTCGCCCCTGGCATTACATCTCCGATCCTGGGGTAGGCACTCTCACAGAGTGTGCCGTCGAAGTCAACAGCGATAATCATACGTTCGTCTCTTTAGGTGCGACATACTGATACACGTCGAGGATGCCGAGGTCTGCAATGCTAACGATCTCATACGAGGAGAGACTCTCGCTGAGGTGAGACTCCAGAAGCTTCGCGGCTGAGAGCAAGGAGTCCTCTCTGACCACCATTGCCACGGAGGTCTTACGCTCATGTCCCGAGCTCGCATCCAGCGTAATCAAGTCTACCTTCCCGCGGTAGTAGTTGCTACCATTGTTACTGATCAGCATATCTGCCAATCTCATCGGGCGGATGTTCACCACTTCGAGCACCCCGCACGAAACGAAGGGTGTTACCTCCTTGATGATACGCTCCTCAGCCTCCGTGAAGGAGAGAGCATCCACCAGATAGCTTTCGGAGACCTTTTTAAGTCCCATCTCGTCGCCCTGACGCTCATAGGCGACGGTACACAAATACCATTTATTCATATTTCTTCGTCTGTTAGATTCATAGTGTGTAATAGGTGATAGCACAGATCCTCCGAGACCACACGCTCCCATACACGGAAGTCTTCGCTACTATCGAATACGCGCCCCCCACCAAGGAGTACATAGAGTGGACCGTCCCCACATCGACGAATAGAACAGGCCGAGGTTGGAGTCACCACGCAGCCTGATTCATCAACATCTCCGAGCTTGACCTGAAGACCACGCACGTACTCTTCTACGATGTTCTTCTCTGTTCGGCGATAGGATTCTACGGCTATATATATCGCTTTCTCTTCGCTGGATGCGGAGAACTTCTGAAGCGACCAGCCAACCTCGATTATCCACGTTCGCTTTTCGCCCATCGTTCGGAGCTTCGCCAGCCCCATTGAAGTATAGGCGATCAGAGAGCAGCCGTCTTCATCTTCGGTACGGGTTGGTTCCCAGCTCTCCCACAATTCTTCATGGGAGAGCTTCTGTGTGAGAGAGTACTTCATACTTCGACCATCGATAGGGGGATGTTGACCCACTTGCCCTTCTCGTCCTTCTCCTCGGCGCGGATGAAGACGCGAGTCCACTCGGCTAAGAAGGCTTCCTTAATGATGGTCACGCCTCGCGCAAAGCGTGGGTCTGCCACCATTTCGACATACTTATCGAGCTGGATGACATTCTCCGCCTGCAGTTGACCGCGACCATCACGCGAGAGGAGGTCGAGGATGATGCGTACGAGCTTCTGCGACTTCTCTCCATCAGCCATCGACGCGAGTGACTCTTCGATTAGGGAGATACCAGCGTCTGCCGTTGCGTCATAGGAGACCTTTTTGTACTTACCGATCGTGATGCGCTGATTAGCCTCCTCATTTCGGAAGGTGTGCTGCCCCTGCTCCTTCCCCCCGATGAGGGAGATTTTAAGCTCCAGAAGCGAGCTGAAGGCAGAGAGGACACGCATCTTCGCACGCTTGAGAGCTTCATTCGCAGCCTTCAGCTCTCCGAATGTCTCGGAGACCGTCTCCTCGCAGAGCTTGCGGAAGTCCTCGCGTTCATTCTTGGCACGCTGCTCTTCTGCGCGTGCTTGCTCTTGCTCTTTGAGACGCTGGTACTCGGCCAGCTGCTCTTCGGTGATAGCCACCGTCTTGTTTTCTTGTTGTTCCATCTTATTGCATGATTTTAATTGGTTCTGCTACTCCATCGCGGTAGCGCTTGTCCATTCGCTGTCGCACCGCTTCGATCTTCCAGCCGAGTGCGGTGTATCGGCGTCGATCAGCTGGTGTCGCCGTGTCGGCTCGTATTCGCTTGAGGAGCTCTTCACGCTCCTGCTCGTACATCTCGATATCCTGCTGGTAGGACTGCTCAAGATGACGCTTGGCAGCCTTGTCGATTCGTCCCATGTGTCATTAGTTAGGTAGTTGTCCTTTGGTGATCTCGGCACCTAACGCCGCCCTGCGCTGCTCATAGCCCTTCAACTCTGCCTTATTGCGTATTGAGAGCATCTTCACACGGAGTGTCTTCAACTCTGCTATGGTGAGGTAGCGGAATGCTTTCCCTGCGATGCGAGGGCTAGCACAGAAGCGGTCAACAGCATCCCAGTCGGTGGTGTCGATGCCATAGAGTTGGAATTGCTTTAGCACCGCCGAGCGTGCCTTCTTCTTCTCCTCGAGGTTCTCTACCTGCTGGCGGAGCTGTCGGATCATCAGCGAATACTCGCGCTCGCTCATCTCCTTAAGGGAGGCTGTACGCCCGTTCGTCCATTGCAGGACGAGGTCTTCCTTTGATGCGCCTGGCATGCTCTTCAAGAGAGCGTAGAATGCAGCGTAGTTAGTGCGTGCCATTACTCCTCTCCCGTCTGATTATCCAACTGCTCCTGGATCTCTTGATGGAGTGCCTCATTTTGCTGACGCAGCTTATTGATTTCCTCCTCCTTTTTATCCAGCGTCTCGTCGTCCAGCTCGTTCATCGACTTCAATAGCTGGCAGAACATCAAGCTTCGTGAGAGATCTATCTTAAGAGCGTCTTTCTCCGCTTGAAGCCTTTTGATCTCCTCACTGCGCGGATGCACGGATAGTAGATTCGTGAGGAGTAGAGTGACTAGCCCAACAAGGGCGCCAACCATTACATAGGTCATAATTCTTATTGATTTAGTTAGTATTGATTTCGCATTCGGTTTCTGTTTCTAAGCCCCAGTACTTTACTTCTGCCTCTGCCCATACCGAAAAGTGCTTACCAGCCTCGGGGATGAAGCGTCCCTTACAGATTGCACGGTAGCCCTGCACGAGTATTTTCATATCAGCATCGTACTGCACCTTGGTAGCTGTCGAGCCGTAGGGCTTGTCCCCGTCGGCGTGTGAGATGAAGATGAATAGCTTCTTGGGGTGTGCCTCCTTAAGGCGCTTGTAGTCGTTGTAGTTGAGGCCTGTGTATTGAAGGCTATCGATGATAATGAAGTCAGGGCTGCGCTGCTTCTTCAGGCGTATATTGAGGTCCTCCATACTCTCACGGTCAAGGATTAGGAAGCGCCCGTCGACATCGCCCATCTGGCACCGCTCCATATTCTCCTGGAAGGAGAGCCCGATAGACTCCTCAAGGGAGTTGTAGGCGACCTTGCCGTACTTACAGAGCTCTCGAGCGAGCTGCATCGCAAAGGAGCTCTTGCCGTTTGCCGATTGTCCCCAGATGAGCCACACCCCCGCCCTCCCAGGCTCGCCGAAGGCTTCCCTCCAGCGCCCCTCGAAGGGGATCGAAGGGACTTTCTTTGCCAGCACCTCGCTGGCGGAGTATGCTCGTGCCATCTTATGCCCCTGCTTGTAGTTTCAGCTTCTCTATCTCTGTGTAGACCTTGCGAAGTCCGCCCGACTTTCGGGCGAGGCTGACGGCGTCTACCCCCTCGGGGGCGTTGAGCTTGGCGACCTCTACCGCCTGCTTCAGGAGGAAGCTCTTACGCTCCTCACCATCCTGCGGAGTGACCTTGCGATAGGCATCCCCGAAGCGACTGAAGAGCTCCGTATAGCCGACCTTGCAGCAATCGATGCTTCGCTCGATTTTGGCTCTCAGCCCATCGGCCCCCATCATATACCACCCGCAGGCGCGCTCCGTAGCATTCCACAGCGCCTTGAGTTCAAGGAAGGCTTCATACTGCAAGTCCCCAGCCTCATCGAGGATGATCAGTGGCTGATGCAGCCCCTTGAGGTAGTAGACCAGGTCCGCATAGACCTCTTCGTATCGCCCCTTAGCATCCAAGCCAAAGCCGATAGCGATGGAGCGGACCAGGCGGACCTTCGTCTTCGTCTGCGAGCAGTCGATATATACGACGTGCTTGTGCGTGCGGGCGTAGTGGCGAGCGCTGAAGGTCTTCCCTATATTAGGGATGTCGCACAAGAGGGCACTGAGGCTACGCTCCTGGCAGGCTTCCAGCTGGCTGGTGATGTATGAGTAGGTGTCGGTCTTCGCTACCTTCCACTCGATCTCCCCGCGCAGGGGTACGTTGAGACGGCGGGCAAGGCTGAGCCACGCTGAGTCGCTCAGCTGTTTGTCGAGCTTCCCCTTCTTGATCGTAGAGTAGACACTCGAGGAGATCCCGATAGCCGTAGCATGCTTGCTGTCGCTGGGGTAGTTCGCTCTGTCGGCGAGGATCGCCGTGAGCGTGCGTTCTTTGAGTTCGTTACTTAGTTGCATGGCGTACTGCATTTAGTGCGTTTTCGGAGAATCGGTCTTCGCGGAAGACAATCTGGAGCCCACATACGTCGGGGTAGCATACCGCCAGCCCGAATTCATCGTAGCGGTTAAGTTCGTTGTACTTGTCGCCTCCGAGGAGGTCTACAAGCTCATCCATCGTGTAGATGGTCGTGTTGTCATACTTCTTCATTTGAGTGTCGTTTGATTAGTATTCGTATGATGTTATAAGTCTGCCATAGCGCGCATGCGGGCCTCTTCAGGACTGCTCTGCAGGTAGTCGCTGTCGAGCAGCTCGCCATCGTCGCCACGCTTCATCGTGACTACCTCGACAGGCTTGAGCTCGGAGAGCGTCTTGTGCGTCTCTTCCTTGAGGAGGCGCGCCTTGCTTGGAAGGCGCTCAGCGATATGTGCGTCGAAGGCTTTCACTCGCTGCAGCTGCATGTGTAGCTGGTGGCGGTCTTCGTCGGTCTGCTCGGCCTTGGCTTCGTTGATGCGCTGGATTTCGCAGGCGGTCTCGATGAAGCGCCCACCTTCGTAGATGTAGACCTCGTTCATCTCACCCTCTTCCTGCTCCCACCAGTAAGCATCGACCTTTCCGTTGCGGTCCTTCAGCTTACTGATCCCCTCGGGGGATAGGGCGAAGCTGCGGTAGTTGGCTTTGATGTGGCCACGGCGGACGGACGTTGAGCGGTGCTCTCCGATGAGAGTCGCCAGCTTGTGGACGTCTATCTCTGCCAGCTGAGGGTTCACTGATTCCTGGAGGACCTCCCAGCGGGTGCGGCCACCCCAGTAGGCAGTGTTGCTGTGAGGGGAGTGGTTGTACTCGTAGATAAGCCCCTCGTAGAAGGCGACTGCGTCCTCATAAGCCCATACCTTAGCTTTGAAGCGGTCGTTGTGCTCGTCGAAGCTCTTCTCCTCACTCGTCTGGTTGGCATCAAGGCGGGCATAGTGACGCCCCGTGTTAGGGATGTACTCCTTTTCCGTCTGGTACTTAAAGAGGCGGTTCATGTGTTCTGCGCCCTTCGCCTGCGAGTTGCCAGGAGCGAGGAAGTTGGGCTCAGGGAAGAGCACCCCAGGGCGCATCAGCGTATCCTTAAAGTCGGAGACCAGGTGCTGCTCCACTTCGGCCTCATAGGGGCAGGGAAGCCCCAGGGAGAGGAGCGTGCGGAAGGTTGACTGCAAGCACCCGAGGAAGATGTCGTGGCGCTTCTTACCGCTGAAGGCGTACCCGATGATCGCCTGGCTCGCCAGGTCGTACGCTACGTAGATCTTCAAGCTGACCACTTCACTGACTCCCTGCTCTCGCCAGTTGACCTTGAGTTTAAGGTCACGGTCGTCGAGGGAGATCTTAGAGAGCGACATCGTCGGACGCTTACGCAGCACAAAGGGCTGGTTCTTCCCACGCCACGTCTGATAGTCGTCGTGGACCTTCCCGCGCAGGGCCTTTGCTTCAGGGGTAGAGAGGTAGTTCGCCACGGTCGTCTCGCTGAGTGGCTTGTAAGGCGTTGGGTCGTACAGCTCACCCGTTTCAGGGTTGTAGACCGTCAGCTCGCCCTCCACGAAGCGGTTGTACCGCTCAGCCACCGTGCTGTTATAGGGGCGCATATCGTCGTTGTCGAGGGCAAGGAGGAGGTAAAGCGTGTCGCGATCTACCTTACGGGTCTGCTGGTTGCCGAACTTCTTACTGATCAAGCTTTCGTAGCCTTTCTGCTCAAACTCACGCATCGCTTTGCGGAAGCGCGCTGCGCTCTGAGGGAGCGTATGACCGACCTCCTGACGGTAGTAGCCGATAGCGCTGGCGAGCTGCTCCCATCTGATGGTCTTCTTTCCTCCCATGACGCGCTTGAGAAGGCGCATATCAGCCTGGAGGTTCTTCACAGCCATCAATACAGAGGCATTCACCGTATATTCTTCCGTCAGCTGAGCGATGCGCTCGAGCGGAAGCGAGAGGTTTAGCTCTCTCAGACGCTTCGGGTAGTATTCCATAGCACCTCGATCGCGGTGGTAATGATCGCTGAACCACTTGCGGAGCGTTGCCACATGAACGGCATCACCACCGAGGCGCTGGTCTACCTTGTCGCGAAGATCCAATGGCAGGCTATCGTAGTCGACAAGGACGCTGCCGCCCTTACCGCCTCCCTTCCGAAGGACCTTTATACGGCCTCGATTCACCATATTGCGGTAGTTGTAGGCGCTAATCACGGGTGCCAAGCACTCGGACTGATCTTCGATAGTCCGTCGATCCTCAATAAGGTCGGAGAGATCGATGGCCGTAGCTTTTCCGTAGTGCTGAAGCATGGCAATTATTTTAGCTCCGACGCCGTCGCCTGTATAAGCGAGAGCATCTGCAGTGTGACATTGTGATAGGTGGCGACAAGCTTACCACCATACTCAAGGGTAGCTTCACTGGAAGCTTTGTCAACGGTAATGACTGCGCCATTAGTGAACGTTTGAACCATCTTGCCCTCCGCATCGTGTATCGTCTCACACTCAGGGGCGGTGCAGTAGACCATCCCCCCACGCTCAAGGGCGAGCTGGCGAGCGCGCTCGGACTGCTCCCCATGCCGACGGAAGGTCAATGCGAGACTAAGGGCGCCGTCAGTGAGCCCCGTCTCCTTCTGGATAGCACGGCGGTCTTCGGTGGTAAGTCGGATTTGTCTTTCCATATTATATATAGTTGTGTCTTTATGGCTCCCCGAGGCGCCAACCTCGGGGATGCCTGTGGTTACTAATCGATAGCTATCTGATACACGTAGACTTCGCCATCCTCTCCATGGCGGAGCAGGCTGTACATCTCTGCGCCTTCGGGGAGCTGATCACCCCAATGTGGCAGGGGCTCATCTTCCGCCTCGAGTTCGAGGCCTTCTGCGAGGAAGGCTACTTCATGGATAGGGTCGCAGTCGTCGATGTGGCGGATGCCGAAGCCTGGCTCATCAGTGCAGACCGTCACGCTCTTTCCTTCGTACAGCGCTAAGAGCAGCGCCTCAAGGATTTCAGATCTTTTTTTCGTCGTAATCATGTCAGTTCGTCTATTTCATTTCGTTTATCTTTACAGCGGTGTAATCGTCTTACAACAATGCAAAGTAAAGGATAAAATTCTAACCATACAAGAGTTTTGGAAAGTAAATTAGCCTTCGTAAAGGAGAGAATACTGTATGTGGCTAAGATAAAAGGTATTAGGCTTGCAGATTTTTGCGAGTCGATCGGGCAAACATACGGAAACTACAAGGGGGAGAACATAAAATCCGCAGTCTCCTCCGAGGTGCTGGTTAGATTATTAGCCATATATCCTGACGTAAATGCTGATTTTATCCTCCGTGGAACAGGCGCTCCAATCACTCCAGAGAGAAGTATAGCCGAAAACGCAGAGGAGCGCGCAGCCCTCGCAGACATAGAAAGGGAAGAGACTAGTGGTGACCCACACCCATCAGAGGTGATACAGCTGCTAAAATCGGAAGTCGCTTACTTGCGGGGGCTCGTATTGAAACGAGATGAACAGCTTTTTGAACTCGTCAAAAGACTAAACACCCCACCCCAATAGCATTACGCGCTCAAAATCAGCAGAATACCCATAATTCTATATATCATACCCCCCTTAACTCACGCAAAAAAGGCGCAAAAAAGGGGGGCAATCTTGTATTACCCCCATAAACTCACGCCCATTTTAGAGCCGTTTTGAATTCCCAAGTGAATTCCCAAACTCTACCCACTTGAATTCCCTTGAGCAACGTCCAAGTGAATTCCCAAGCACCAAAACCAGACAAAAACAGAGCCGAGACACACGCCCAGATAGGGTGGTGACAATGGCCATAATACAGCATAGGCGGGCACAGCACTATATGCATGCTATACCCGCCTATTATCAGCGTTTGCGCCCGTCTGACGCGTTATTTAGCCCCTTCCCGAGCTATCTATCTCCCTATGTAACATCAAGCGCCGTCTAACGTCGTCCGAACGCCCATAAAGTAACACCAAAGTAACACAAATGTAACGCTTCGTTTTGTGTGACCATCATCGAGCGAAGCGACCGAACGCGCGTACACACAGCGATTTACAGTGCGTTTTCAACTCTGTCGTGATGTGACACTTCGTTTTACCCCCCTTAAA